GAGAAAGAAAATCGCAAGAAGCGTTAAATATGTTCTTTCAGACGGGATCTATTATAGGTAGATCTTTCACTTCTGAAGGTGACATGAATCCTGGCAAGGTACCTATTCAAGAAATAGCATCTGGTAACGGTGGTAGTAAAATGCAAAGCTTAATAGCTAATTACAATTACTATCTTCAAATGATACGAGACGTGACGGGGTTAAATGAAGCTAGAGATGGTAGTGTGCCCGACAGTAGAGCGTTAGTAGGTGTTCAAAAGTTAGCAGCCGCAAATAGTAATACTGCTACAAGACATATATTACAATCTGGATTAGCATTAACACAAGAGTTAGCTGAAAGTTTATCATTAAGAATATCTGATATATTAGAATTTTCACCTACAAAAGAAGCTTTTATACAAAAAATAGGTAATCAAAATGTTGGTATATTAGAAGATATAGCTAAATTGCATTTACATGATTTTGGTATATTTATAGAGCTTATGCCTGATGATGAAGAAAAACAAATACTTGAAAACAATATTCAAGCGGCTGTCGCTGGAGGTTTAATAGATCTTGAAGACGCTATTGATCTTAGAGAACTTAAGAATATAAAACTTGCAAATCAATTACTTAAAATACGTAGAAAGAAAAAGCAAGAAAGAGATCAAAAAATGCAACAAGAGAACATGCAGGCTCAAGCACAGGCAAATGCTCAGTCTCAACAAGTTGCGGCTCAAGCTGAAGTACAAAAATCACAAGCATTGTTCCAAATTGAATCTCAAATGGAACAAATTAAAGCTGATTTAAAAAATAGAAGCTTAGAAAAAGAAGCGATGTTGAAAAAAGAATTAATGGCTTTAGAGTTCGAATTTAACATGCAACTCAAAGGCTTAGAAGTTGACAATGCTAAAAGTAAAGAACAGTATAAAGAAGATCGTAAAGACGAAAGAACAAAAATACAAGCTAGTCAACAAAGTGAGTTGATAGCTCAAAGACAGAATGACGCTCCACCAAAGAAATTTGAGTCATCTGGAAACGATAACATGAGTGGGTTTGATTTAGGTTCATTTGGACCTATGTAATTAATTTTTATAATTTTATAATATTTTATTATGGCTAAAGAAGAAAAAGTAGTCGAAGAGCTAGTTGAAGAAACAACTCCAAAAGCTGAAAAGACTGAAACAGGTGATCTAGTACCTGAAGTTACTATAAAAGAAGATGGTACTCATAAAATAGATTTTGACAAACTAGTAGCTAAACCAGAAAAAGGTAAAGTTGCTGAAGAAGTAAAAGAAGTTACCCCTGTAGAAAAAACAGAGGTAAAAGATACACCTGTTGTTGAAGAAAAAGCTGCGCCTGAACAGCCAGTTGTTTTAGAAGAAATAACAGAAGAAGAAGTACAGGAAAAAGTAGAAGATTTACAAGAGGATATAGTTGAAGCTATTGAAGAACAAAAAGAAACTGGTATTGATTTACCAGAAAACATACAAAAGGTTGTAAATTTTGTAAATGAAACAGGTGGCAGTCTTGAAGACTATGTAAAACTTAATCAAGATGTTGATGCTTTAAATGAAGAGCAATTACTTGTTGAGTATTATCAAAACACAAGACCACACTTAGATCCATCGGAAATTAATTTTTTAATAGAAGACAAGTTCGCTATTGAAGAAGACGTAGAAGATGAAAGAGAGATTAAAAGAAAAAAGTTAGCTAGAAAAGAAGAATTAGCAAATGCTAAAAATCATCTAAATAACTTAAAAACAAAATACTATGAAGAAATTAAAGCTGGTTCAAGGTTATTACCAGAACAACAGAAGGCTGTAGATTTTTTCAATAGATATAACAAAGACAAAGAGATTGCTGAAAAGCAAACTCAAACTTTCAACAATAAAACTAACCAAGTTTTTAATGACGATTTCAAAGGTTTTGAATACAAAGTCGGAGACAAAAGGTATAGGTTTAATGTTAAAAACCCGAATGAAGTAAAAGACAATCAAAGCAACATCAACAATTTTGTTAAGAAGTTTCTTAATAAAAATAATGAGATGAATGACGCTGTTGGTTATCATAAATCTTTATTCACCGCAATGAATCCTGATGCAATTGCAAACCATTTTTACGAACAAGGAAAAGCTGATGCTATGAAGCAAAGTGTTGCTAATACAAAAAATATCAGTATGGATCCAAGAAAAGGTCAAAGTGCTGCGCCTCAACAAGGTACAACATATAGATCTGTCGATGCAGATGGTCAAACGGTTAAATGGGGATTTAAGAAACGAAAATAAATTAACAAAACTTAAAATTAAAAATTATGGCTTTAGCTCAAGATGGTGCAGCACTATTACACGTAGTGCCTCGCCCAAACAAACTTGCATATGACAATAACTATTTGTCAATTGCAGATAATGATTTTAACTTTGCTAAGCAGTTTTTACCAGAAGTATATGAGAAAGAAGTAGAAAGATACGGTAACCGTACTATCTCTGGTTTCTTAAGAATGGTAGGAGCTGAAATGCCTATGGCTTCTGATGAAGTTGTATGGTCTGAGCAAGGTAGAATCCACGTAGCGTCTGAAAACGCTTTATTAACTGAAGGTGGTGGTGTAAACACTATTACTTTTCAAAATGATGGATTAAGTTCAACTGGTGGTGGTACTGCAATTAGTGCTGCAAACGGTGGTTTAACTGCCGCTCAACAAGCTGCTTTATATTCTGTTGGTGATACATTAGTTGTATCTCAGAATGTTAAAACTGCAAAAGTTAGAGTATCAGCTGTTGGTGCAACTTCTATTACTGTTTTACCTTATGCTGCTGCTTTACTTGGTGATGCTGCTGCTGGTGATTTCAACACCACTAACGGTGCTGGTGCTAATATGGTTAGCTGTTTTATATATGGTTCTGAATATGGAAAAGGAACAGACAACTCTGATCAAAAGTCAGTTGACGCTCCTTTCACTAAGTTTACTAACAAGCCGCTTATCATGAAAGGTAAGTACTCTATCTCTGGTTCTGACACTGCTCAGATCGGTTGGGTAGAAGTAGCTACTGAAGCTGGTGCGTCTGGTTACTTATGGTATTTAAAATCAGAAAGTGAAACTAGAATTAGATTCGAGGATAAAATTGAAATGGCAATGATTGAAGCTGAAAAAGCTGCTGCTGCTTCTACTATTTCTTTAGTTACAGGTAATGGTAGTGGTGCTGGAACTCAAACTGCTGGCGTGGGATCTGAAGGTCTTTTTGCTGCTATCGAAGATAGAGGTTTAGTATACAACGACCAAAACTTTGGTAACATAGCGAACGCTGGTTCAGATGGTATTCAAGAATTTGATAACATTTTACAAGAACTTGACAAGCAAGGTGCTATTGAAGAGAACATGATGTTCTTAGACAGAGCAACAGCTTTATCAATTGACAAAATGTTAGCTAACCAAAATTCTTACGGAGAAGGTGGTACGTCTTACGGTGTATTTGACAACTCTGAGGATATGGCACTTAACTTAGGATTTAGTGGTTTCCGTAGAGGATCATATGACTTTTATAAGTCTGACTGGAAATATCTTAACGACTCTGTAACAAGAGGATTAGTTTCTGATATTGAAGGTGTTATGGTACCTGCTGGAACAAGTACAGTTTACGATCAACAATTAGGTAAGAATATTTCAAGACCTTTCTTACACGTGCGTTATAGAGCTTCTGAAGCTGATGACAGACGTATGAAGTCTTGGATTACTGGATCTGTTGGTGGAAACTATACTTCTGACTTAGATAGTATGACTGTAAACTTCTTATCAGAAAGATGTTTATGTGTACAAGCTGCTAACAACTTTGTATTACTTAAAGATACAACTGCATAATAGCAACAATTAAAGGTGCGGGCGTCAAAAAGCTTTGCTCAAGGGACGCCCAGCAACCTTTATTTTTAAATTATTTAATTATATTATATCATGGAAAAACAAAAAATAAAAAAATACCCAGGTGTACCAGAAGGTGTCAAATGGGAAATAAAAGACAGGTTATATACCTTGAATGGTAAAAAACCTTTAGTATTCACAGTTTTATCAAAGCATAGTGGGCGTAGACCTTTACTTTGGTTTGATGAGAAAGCTGGTTACAACAAAGAATTAAGATACGCAACAAACATGGCGTCACCTTTAGTTGAAGAGCAAAAAGGAGAGGCTACTTTAGGTAGAATAGTTTTTAGAAACGGAAAACTGTTTGTTGATAAAAAAGATCAGTGTTTGCAAAAACTTATGTCTTTATATCACCCATTAAAAGGCAAGATGTTTTCTGAATACAGCGCTGTTGAAGAGGCTGTAGATGATTTAGCTTATTTAGAGTATGAATTAGCCGCGTTAAACGCAGCAAAAGCTTTAGACATAGAGGAAGCAGAAGCCATATTAAGATCTGAAATAGGTAGTGACGTAAATAATCTAACTAGTAAAGAAATAAAAAGAGATGTACACTTAATGGCTAGAAGAAATCCTAGTCTTTTCTTGCAGTTAGCTAATGATGAAAATGTTGAGCTTAGAAATTTTGGCGCTAAATGTGTAGAAAATAATCTAATAAAGCTTAGCGATGATCAAAGAGTATTTACATATCCTAACAATAAAAAGCTTTGTGTTGTTCCATATGACGAACATCCATACAATGCTTTAGCGGCTTTCTTCAAGACTGATGAAGGCATGGAGGTATATAAAAACTTAAGCAAAAAACTATAAATAAAACGCAGCCGTCTAACGGCGGCTGCATTTATTAAAAATGAAGAAACAAAAAGGTCTAGGTGATACTATTGAAACTATCACTAAAGCAACTGGAATAAAAAAAGTTGTTGAAAAAATTAGCAAGGCCACAGGAAAAGACTGTGGATGCGACAAAAGAAAAGAATATTTAAATAAAAAATTCCCTTATTAATTATGGCTGTAAGTGTAGATACCGTTTACCAAACTGTTTTGAGTACGTTAAATAAAGAGCAGCGTGGTTACGTTACTCCACAAGAATTTAACTTATTTGCAGAACAAGCTCAATTAGATATATTTGAACAATACTTTTACGATATAAATCAATTTGGTAGATTACATGGTAACAGTACAGAGTATTCAGACATGCTTAATATACTTGAAGAAAAAATAAGTATATTTGAAGCGTTTGATCAAGCTGTAAACATGGGTGCAGGCGCTGGCGTTGGTACGCTACCGGCAAACTACAGAATAGGTGATCTAATGTACAAAGAAAATTCAGATCGCCCATATGTGACAATAGAGCACATAAACAAAGGTAATCTAAGAAAGATTCAATCCTCACCTTTAACAACTCCAAACTTAATTAGACCTGTTTATATTAAAACATCAGAGACACAAATACAAGTATATCCAATAACTATAACTTCTAATGTGACTTGTAATTTAATAGCTAAACCAACAGCTCCTAACTGGGGCTACGTAATGATTTATGGCGAAGCTCTATACAACTCTGCAACTAGTGTTAACTTTCAACTACACCAGTCAGAAGAAGTTGCGTTAGTAGAAAAAATATTAGAGTTTGCAGGACTATCTACGAAAGAGGTTCAAACTTATCAGATTGCAAATCAAGAAGAAATGCAAACAATACAACAAGAAAAACAATAAGATATGCCATTATTTCAAGGAACACAACAAGCTTATTATAGTCAAACTCAGAGTTTTATAGGAGCAGGTGCTGGTAATCTTACATATGGCCCAGTTACAACTACTGCTTTTCCAACAAGACCTGTTCAACAAGCAGATATTACGGTTTTTATAAATAATATAGAAATAAATAAAAACAGTTATTCATACAATGGCACTAGCCCAGGTGATACCGCACCAGATAATAGTTACAACATAGTATTTAATAACACAAACGTAAACACAGATGTTCAAGCCGCTGATGGATCTCCATTAAGTGGTTTATCTATTTTGTTTCAAGAAACACTGCCAAATGAACAATATGGTAATTATCAATATGTTTCACTAGAAGATATTATAAACAACTTTATAATATCATATGTCGGTGAAGACAAGATAATAAGTAAAATAAGAAGAACAGATGTAGCTTTTCACGCTCAAAGAGGTTTAGCTGAGTTTAGTTACGATACACTCAGATCTTTTAAGTCACAAGAAATAGAAATACCCCCATCTTTGTCAATGAAACTACCTCACGATTACGTTAACTATGTAAAAGTTTCTTGGCTAGACGGCGATGGTATTGAAAGAATATTAATGCCAGCTAGAAAAACTAGTAACCCTGAAGCTATAGTACAAGACAGTGATTATAATTACACTTTTGATCAAGACGGAACTCTATTGAAGGCTAATGATTCTGAAACACTTGAAGCTTTTAGACAAGCTACAAATAGAAACGTTACTAACAACGATAATCTAGATGAGTTTGAAAGATACAGAGGCTTAGGTGGCGGAAGATATGGTTTAGATCCAGAGTTTGCTAATAGCAATGGGGTTTATTTTATAGACAATTTAAGAGGTAAGATATTTTTTGATTCAAGTCTAACTGGTAAGATAATAACATTAAATTACATAAGCGACTCTCTTGGAACAGATAACGAAATGGTTATTCATAAATTTGCAGAAGAGGCTATATATAAATATGTTGCACATGCAATACTAGCTACTAGAGCTAACACGCAGGAGTATTTAGTAATGAGATTTAAAAAAGAAGCTTTTGCAGCTAAAAGAAACGCAAAATTAAGATTATCAAATTTAAAATCAGAAGAACTTGCTCAGGTAATGAGAGGTAAATCTAAGATAATAAAACACTAAAATATGCCAGAATTTATTCATAACTTTACTCAAGGCAAGATGAATCATGATCTTGACGAGAGAATGGTTCCTAATGGACAAT